TTCTACGAGCCCACTTCGGAGTTATATCCCCTGATGCTCGCCTTCAACGTCCTGAATTTCTCGGCGGAGGTACGATCAGAATTAATTCGCACCCCGTTGCACAAACTTCTCCCACATCTGGATCAGACGCTCAGGCACAACTCGCTGCCTTCGCTACAGCGTCTTCAACTTCTAGGGATGGTATTGGCTTTTCAAAATCGTTCACAGAACACGGATACATTCACGGCTTCTGCTGCGCCCGCGCCGACATCACATACCAACAAGGTCTTAACCGTATGTGGAACAGAACGGAACGCTACGACTTCTTCTGGCCAAAACTACAACTCGCCGGTGAACAATACGTAGAACTTAGAGAAATCTACGTTACCGGCAACCCCACACTCGACTACGATGCTTGGGGCTATCAAGAACGCTACTCAGAATACAAATATAAACCCTCAGAGATCCGCGGCAAATTCCGCTCAACCTACGCAACTTCTCTAGACATCTGGCACTTAGCCGAAGAATTCGGTTCAGCACCTGCACTGAATGCCGCATTCATCACTCAAAACACACCGATCGAGCGAGCAATCGCGATCGACACAGAACCGGATCTTCTAATGGATCTATGGTTCCAACTAAAATCTGCCAGACCCATGACCTCTTACGCGGTACCCGCGACTTTAGGTAGGTTCTAATGGGATGGGGCGAAGTCCTTGGCTCTATGGGAGCCGGCGTAATAGCCGGCCTCGGCCAACAACAAACAAATCGTTCAAACGAGACCATCGCTAAAGATGCAACAGCCTCTAACATCGAAGAGGCTAAACGCAACCGCGAGTTTCAAGAACGAATGTCAAACACAGCTCATCAAAGAGAAATCGAAGACCTCAGAAAAGCAGGTCTTAATCCTATACTCTCAGCAAACAAAGGCGGGGCTTCAACCCCGTCAGGAGCCACAGGCTCCGCCGCGACTACTCATCTTGAATCTGCAATCGGTGCCGGTCTTGCCGGCGCTAAAGATGCAATTACAACTAAAAAAGGTTTAGACATTCAAAACGAACAACTAGGGCTTATCCAAGCCCAAAAAGGAGCAGCCAATGCGACGACCGCGCAATCGCTTGCGCAAGGAAACAAATTAAACACAGAAACCGAACTAATCAAAAAAACTGCACCCGGCGTAATAGCCGAGTCAGACATGACCGCTCAACAAGCGGGTCACTATATGAAAAACAAAGATTACTATAATACCGTCAAAATGGTCGGCGAAGGCCTTGGCGTAGCCAACTCAGCTAAAGGTGTACTCACCAACTGGGGACCAAATCTTAAAAATGCTATTCCAAAATCTAAAGAACCCTCATGGAAAGGAACAACAAAAGACGGAACTCATTATCATAAAGGCACTGGAGAAATACTCGAATCAGAAGCTCAATGGTCCGAACGGACCGGAAAGAAACCACAATGACAAAATCAGAACAGCTATCTAAAGAAGACTCATCTAAACTCGAACTAAAAAATTTCAAGGTAATAACCAAACGACCAGATGGAACTAAACGCGTACAAACAATAAATACACTACCATCGCGAACTAACACATCTCACGCCATCGGTACTAACCCCAATGAAATTGTTCGAAAATACGGATACGCAAATCTCCCGTCACCAGAAGGCGGCTATGCCGACTTCTCTCAACTACCGGATCTAATGGAAGCACGTAAAACTATACTCCAAGCCGAAAAATCATTCATGGAGCTACCGTCAAATGTAAGAACTAAATTCAAAAACGACCCAAACGAACTAATAAACTTTCTAAACTCATCAGACGAACACGACATCCAAGAATCAATCAAACTCGGCTTAAGAAACGCTCCCGCTAAAGAACCGCTTCCTGATCCCACAATTGCTGCATTAAAAGAAATTGCAGCAAACACTAAACCTCAAAAACGTAAACAATCGGACGATTAGTACTCTAATCGCCGAACACCGCCTTGACATCGTCAGGGCGGATCTCACATTCACATTCAACGCGCCACTGGCGCACACACAGGAGAAAGAAAATGAACCAAGACATCTTCACAATCAGAGATTCCAAAGCAGATTCCTACGGAATCCCTTTCTACTCACCCACACCCGGTACTGCCGAACGGCAACTAAAGGATCTCACCAATGATCCGCAATCAATGGTCTGTAAATATCCCGAGGATTACGACCTATACAAAATCGGTTCGTACAACCAATTAACCGGAAACATCACAAAACTAGACACCCCTCAACATGTCTGCAAAGCTATATCGCTTAAGAAACAATCCTAAGTCGTAACACGACGGGCCTAATTACCACTTCTTGTTGTAATTAGGCCCACTGACAGGAATCATCAAATTACCAACACATTGGAGATCAAGTGAAACGCAGATCGCTGTCTAAAAAAACCTCTCGGAAAGCCTTCAAAAAAAACACTGGCGTCCATAAGATCAACCACGTAAATCCTCGCGCTATGCGCGGCGGAATCAGACTCTAAAAAAAAAGGACCCAGACACTTGCGCTGCCTGAGCCCCCGGACCGTCGGATGGGATTCCACAGGGAAATCTCTCTGCTGGTCCAAAAAACGTTATAACAAAGAACTAGCTACGTTTCTACTGCCATGCGGGAAATGTATCGAGTGCCGTCTCGAATACGCCCGCTCCTGGGCAACCCGCTCAATCCACGAATCCTTAATGCACAAAGAAAACTGCTTCATCACGCTCACGTACGACAATGCCCATTTAAAGTCACCCAAGCTGCAATACAGCCACTTTCAACTCTTCGCCAAGCGTCTACGCTCCTATATCTTCGAATCCTTCCTACGGACCTATGGCAAAGCCAACTGGGCCCTGCTGGACCCTCAACAGAAAAAGGAAACCTATGAACCCTACAAAATCTCAATCTTCGTCACCGGAGAATACGGAGACCTCACTAAAAGACCTCACTGGCACGCTCTACTTTTCAACTATAGACCAAACGATTGTATCTACAAATACTCAAACCATCGCGGAGATCAGGTCTTCTCTTCAGCAACTCTCACAACACTCTGGCCTTTGGGTATATCAGAACTTGGCTCGCTCACTTTCGAATCTGCTGGATATGTCGCAAGATATGCAGCAAAAAAGCTAACACATGGAAACGATAAATCTCATGACTTTGAACCAATATCTAAAAAGTCTTCTCATCAAGCTATCGGCAAAAAATTCCTCGAAAAATATTATAAAGAAATCTTCGACAACGGATACATAACAATTCCCGGCGGCCCAAAACTTCCAATCCCTCGCTACTACGAAAAATGGTTCCAAAAAAATCATCCTGATGAATACTTATGTTACTTAAAACGAATCAAACTCCAACGATCTCTAACAGCTTCTAAAAAAGCAGAAAAGGAACAACTAAAACTAAACAAAATAAACGAACACCGCATATCTCAAGGAAAAGGAACCTTCCAAACTACGGAACAATACGCCCGTACAATATTAACTGAACGCCGCTTTAAACGGCTCCAAAAACACCTGAAAGGTGACATATGAACTTAGGCTCTCGAGGCAACCAACACTCATTCTCAAAAGTACCTGAAGCTAACATCGGCCGATCCTCCTTCGACCGCTCGCATACCGTAAAAACAACTTTCGACTTCGATTACTTAATCCCAATCTTCATCGATGAAGTCCTACCTGGCGATACACACACGCTTTCTACTAGCTGCTTCGCCCGTCTAGCTACTCAAGAAGTCCCGATCATGGACAACATGTACATCGACTTCTTCTACTTCTTCGTCCCAAACCGTCTAGTTTGGACAAACTGGGAACGCTTCAACGGATCTCAAGATGATCCCGGAGACTCTACAGACTTCGTTCTCCCTCAAATGCCCTTCGCTGCCGGTGCACCAGACGTCGAAACAATCTTCGACCAATACGGACTACCTACAGACATCGCAGCCGGCTATAACCTATTCAATGTTTTGCCGCTACGCGGCTATCCGCTAATCTGGAATTCCTGGTTTCGCGACGAAAACCTACAAAACTCAGTCGCTGTGAACACAGACGACGGACCTGACGCTCCCGCAGACTACACATTACTAAAACGCGGAAAACGTCACGACTACTTCACGTCAGCACTTCCCGAACCTCAAAAAGGCACAGCCGTAGACATCCCCTTAACTGGCACAACACTCATCACCCGTATTTCAAACGCAGGAAATACTAAAGCTTACAAAACCGGAACAAATACTCTCGCTGGTACTGGTTCTCCCATGACCACCGATCCATCCGGAAATATAAACAACTCGGTCGATATCTTATCTCTCGACCCAAACGGAACCCTTCAAGGTTCACTAACCTCAGGAACAGCAGGTACTATCAATGACCTCCGCACATCGTTCATGGTTCAATCCTTACTCGAACTCGATAATCGAGGCGGCACACGCTACACTGAAATTCTACGAGCCCACTTCGGAGTTATATCCCCTGATGCTCGCCTTCAACGTCCTGAATTTCTCGGCGGAGGTACGATCAGAATTAATTCGCACCCCGTTGCACAAACTTCTCCCACATCTGG